ATGTAAAAATTTGAATTTTGTATATATAGCTTTATGTGTTTAGTTGTAAGAACGCTATATGTTTGTATAACATTTATAGCTGCTGATGTTATAGTTGCTAAATTATATAGATTTGAAGTAGTTGTAGTTGATACAATTTGAATTGTTATTGTTGCAGTCGAGAAATTACAAATATTAATTTCATTTAAAAATCCTGTGATATTTGAATTGAATTTTATTGTTTTTGCTGTAGTTCCAGAAAAAATGTAAAATTTATTATATGGATAACTAATAATACTATTATTAGTTATGTTAATAGATTTTGTTTCGCTAATAGAAATATAATTTAAATTTGATAATGAAATATTTCCGTTTATAGTTAAGTCTGCATTTGATGAAGGTGTTCCTATTGTAATTGCTCCTGAATTAATAGCTGCAGCTGTTATTAATCCTGTAGTGTTTAAAGATGAACATGCTAATGAAGTACAAGCTATAGTACCTCCTGCTGAAAGTATAGAGTTACCAATTTTAGCACTAGCTGCTGAAATTGAATTAGCCACATCTAAATTATTTGTAATTTTAAGTTCATTTTGAAATGTTACTGGATTATATGTTGTTCCATTAATTTTTTTTAAATCAATATTAGGAACTGTTAAATTTGTATTAACAGTTAACGTATTTGTATTAATATCATCTGAAGTTAAATTTGTGTTAACATTTAACGTATCTGTAATAACATCATTTGAATTAAAATTTGTGCTTTGTAAAGATGATGTTAGAATAGAATCTGATGTTATATTATTTGTAGTATTAATATCGTAAGATTTAATTAAACCACTATTATTTATATCGTATGAAACGATATAGTTTGCATTGCAAAATTCATTAATAGTAATTTCATTACAATTTAAACTTGAACATATAATATCATTTGATACAATATTTGTAGTTTGTAAATTGTTACTACAGTTTATATTATAAGTGTTTAGTTCAGAGGAACTTAAATTTGAACAAAAAATTGAATTTATATTACATGAATTACATGCAATATAGTTTCCTTTTGCTCTATCAAATTTTAAATATGTAAATGTCCCGTCGATCGGAATTAAGACGTCTTCGAGACTTTTTTTTTGGATAATTTAACAGAGTAATGAACCCATAATTCTCCGAAAGTTGTCGCTAAAGGATTTAATGTAGCTGCAGCTCCAGCAGCAAAAGTTAAAGTACAATCATTGAATTGAGTTGATGTATTTGTAGTTGTTGTTTCACAAGTGAAAGTAGAATATGATGCAGTGTGATTAGTTGTGTAGCATGTAGGCGAAAGTGATGCACCAGCTAGTGTGAAAAGACCTAAGTCGTAATCAATTAGATTACCGACTGGTGTTCCTAAAGAATTATCTTCTTCGCGAATTAGTTTTTCGCGTGTACCGTTAATTTTTTTAGGATCGCATTCTACACCATGTAAAGCTCCTTGTATAACTTTAACTGAATTTGTGTAATCGAGACCTTCTGCGTCTCGTTTGTTGTAAACAGTACCAAATTTTTCATTTGATCCTGTTATTTGGTTAGGATTATATTGTGTAAACATAACAATTGTTCCTGATGCATTTGTATTTCCGTCGCTTATAACTGGTTTATATTCAAAAACTAATTGAATAAATTCATATTCTTGAAAATTTGCAGCAATTTTTGATAACCAAGGAAATGTTCTTTTACATCCTGGGTTTAAAACTAATGGTTTAGGATTATGAACATATGTTGATGTTGTTGAGGAAATTCCATTTCCGTAAACTCTGAATTTAGTTCCTGCTACGCCTGCTCCGTCATCGTTTTCACCGTATGCAGGAGGAGTAATATCAAATAAAAATTCGCTTTGTGTTAAAATAATATCTCCTGTTTCGTTGTTTAAAGTAGAAAGAATCCTTTCAGGTGATTTATTAAATAACTGATTTGTTTGTGCATGGAAATTTAAATTGTATGCACCAGATCCAGAAATATCTATCAATTTTTGGTGAAGATTGTATGCACCTGAACCGTCTATTGTAGTACTTTGTGAATGGTCAACAAATCTTCTTTTATTTGGAGTTAATATTGGCATTGTATCCCAATTTCCTTCATCTAAATCTGTTTGAGTTTCCATTGTTTTCGGTCCGTATACAGATTTGTATAAAGGAGAATTTTTGTAAACTTTAATATATGAAGATTTTCTTTTTTTCATATATTTTCTTTTTTGTCTACGTTTTTTGCTTAAATTTTTATAAGATTTTCTTCGATAAGAAGGTCTTTGGAAGTTTTGCATGGAACATCCTCCACATGAAGCTGAAGCGGAAGCAGCTGAAGCACTCATATTTTTTTATAAGAAGTGGATATAGGCGTACAGTATTACCTATATCCACTTCTGGCTACCTTAACTTCTGGTTACTTTCCGAATTCCGGTTAGTAACGCGTAGCGTAGCCATAAATAACACAGCGTGTTATTATTTGTTTTTTTCTTAAGAAATTTCTAAAGAAAAAAACACGGAGAGAGTGTTTGTGTGTAACAAAATTAACGACTATAAAAATTTATTTATTAAATTGGAGAGAGTGTTTTGTGTTTAACAAAATTAACGACTATATTAATTGTTTTTTGCAAAAAAATGCTCTCTAGCGTTAAAATCATAAATTAATTGATTTTATTAATTTGCAAATGCCAGTTCCTCAATTTCGATCATATTGTTTTACAATTAATAATTTTACTGAAGAAGAGTATGAACATCTTAAAACTGTACCTTGTATTTATGCATGTTTTCAATGTGAAGTTGCGCCAGAAACACTTACGCCACATATTCAAGGATATATCTATTTCAAAGAAAAAAAATCCTTGGCGTTTCTTAAACGTACAGTCAATGCGCGTGCGCATTACGAAGCTGCTGCAGGCACTCCTCAACAGAACAGAACTTATTGTTCTAAAGAGGGTGGAACCAGATTTTATGAGATGGGGGACATACCAACTCAAGGCGCTAGGAATGATTTGGCAGTTGTGGCCAAAATGATTAACGAAGGTAGTACAATGAAAAATGTTGCCATTGAACATCCTGAAGCTTTTATTAAATTTAGTACGGGTCTCATCCGTTATAAAGCGCTTAGCTCTCCAAGAAGGGACTTTAAAACTGAGGTTTTCTGGTATTATGGGCCTACTGGGGCTGGGAAGTCTTATCGAGCTAGTCGAGAAGCCGGACCAGATGCGTATTATAAAATGGGCGGTAACAAATGGTGGGACATGTATGACGGACACGAGAACGTTATCATCGATGATTGTAGACGAGATATGTGTACATTCAACGAGCTACTACGATTACTTGACCGTTACCCCCACCGCGTTGAGGTTAAGTGCGCGAGTGTCGAGTTTGTTGCGAAAAGAGTATGGATCACATGCCCTTTTTCGCCCAGAGAGTTGTGGAGAAACGAAGATGGAGCCGAGCGAGAAGACATTGGTCAACTTATCAGACGAGTCGACCATGTGGTTCATTTCCCCAGAATGTTCATGCATGGAGGGGATGCAATGCCTCTTATGTATGAACAACCTTTCGCAGGAGGGTTCGGAGAACTTCGAGAACCTTTGGGAGAACAACCAGAACAATTGGGAGAACAGTTCAGAGAACCTCAACAATTGGCCGGAGCAGGAGAATTGGGATTTAACCCCCCAGCAGTTGATGGTGCAATCCATTTTATCAACTGATTCTCATACAACAATGGAAAGTTTAAGTTTTTTGTCTGTTTTGTCAGTTATTGATCCTTTAGAGATTATGACTGACAGTGGTTTATCTGAAATTTTTGATTTTGAATTTGATGATTTGGTAACCATAAGTTAAAAATTATAGTTTTTACGTATAATAAAATGGCTCTTGTTTGTTATAATAAAAATTTTAAAAATTTGAGAAGGTTTGATTTAAAAGAAGAACTAAGACATTTTATAAATGATGGTAAATTTGACCCTGTATCCTCTGATCCTCTTATTAGGTATCAGCGTAAGTGCGAATATGCAGTTTTTAAGCTATTACAATCAGGAGAGATTATTAATAATATCCAAACTCGCACTCTTAGGTTTATTAATTCTACTCATTATAATGATAATTATAAATTTGCCGAGAGTTTTACACCTTATGACCTTACGTTCAAGACGGACTCAGGTCAATATTTTATAGATGTAAAACATGGATCAGCACGTGAATGTAAATTTAATCTAAGTGAACAAGAGGTTGATTTTATTAAAAAACTTAGGCATAGTAGGTTTTATAGAAGACAATATGGTACAAATCTAATTTATGGAGTAATGTATGTAACAGATTTTAGCTCTGATGGAATCAGAAATGGTAAAATATTTACAATATGGAAATCTCAATTAGATGATGATACCATATTTGATTTAATTGATGTTTAAAGAAAAAAAAGGCGTTTTTTAACGCCACCAATTCCATTGGATAAGAAGAGTTTATAACTCTAGTTTTTTTTAATTTTAAGCGCTTTCCGGTGGGTAGAATCAACTTAAAGAAGATTCTGGGACACAGGTCGCTTTAATAAATAGATTTAAGAAATAAATAGATTAAAATGTTTCAACATCCCACGCATAAGGTTGCAGTTCTATAAAAAGCGGGGGGGGCCCCTTTAGGGGGGGCGGCAGCCCGTGCCTACAGCAATTAATTAATAGCTAATATGTAAAAATTTGAATTTTGTATATATAGCTTTATGTGTTTAGTTGTAAGAACGCTATATGTTTGTATAACATTTATAGCTGCTGATGTTATAGTTGCTAAATTATATAGATTTGAAGTAGTT